AGTCTCCAAAACAGGCGATGTGTGGGTCCTGGGTCAGCACCGTTTGCTGTGCGGCGACTCCACTGTGCTCTCCGATGTCGAGCGCCTGATGAACGGCCAACTCGCCGACATGGCCTTCACCGATCCACCCTACAACGTGGACTACGGCAACAACGCCAAAGACAAGATGCGCGGCAAGGACCGCCGCATCATGAACGATGCGCTCGGAGACGGGTTCTACAAGTTCCTGTACGACGCATGCGTCAACTTGTTGGTGGTCACCAAAGGTGCCTGCTACGTGTGCATGAGCTCATCCGAGTTGCACACACTGCAAAAGGCCTGGCTTGATGCGGGTGGCAAGTGGTCGACATTTGTGATCTGGGCTAAGAACACTTTTACGCTTGGACGCGCCGACTACCAGCGCCAGTACGAGCCCATCCTCTACGGATGGAAGGACGGCGCTAAACACTTCTGGTGCGGCGACCGCGACCAGTCAGACATTTGGAATTACAACAAGCCTCGCGTGAACGACCTGCACCCGACGATGAAACCGGTGGAGTTAGTAGAGCGTGCCATTAAGAACTCATCGAAGACGCATGACATCGTGATCGACTTGTTTGGCGGCTCTGGCACCACGCTCATTGCCTGCGAAAAAACCAATCGACAGGCACGACTCATGGAGATGGATCCCAAGTATGTGGACGTGATCGTCAAGCGCTGGGAGGACTTCACAGGACAGAAAGCCACCCGTGAATCGGATGGCTCTGCATTTGCAGATCTATCGCCGCAAGGTCAGTCTGATTTGGATGCTGTGGGGAGCGCGCTGGAGGGTGAGACCCTGTAGACCCGCTCACCACCGCTTTCCTTGACGGAGTCGATCGTCAGGCCCAGTTTCTTTTTCAAAGTCCCGGCCATGCATCCACGCACCGTGTGCGCTTGCCATCCTGTGGCCACCACCATTTGAGGGAGGGTTGCACCTTCGGGGCGTTTCATCAGATCGATGAGTACCGACTGTTTGCTGCCTTCGCGTTTGGGTCTGGCCGGTGGCTCAATACCAATGGCCTTCAAGCCTGCAACGGTGATGGCAAAACGGGTAGAGCCCTCTGGTCCTTTGCTGTGGGGGCTGATCAGGCCTTCATTGCCAAGGCTAGTTAGTACCTTGATCAATGCACCACCTTTGAGGTTGGACGGGAAGTCGGTCAGCACATGCTGAGGATGACTGGCTGCAGCGTTGAGAAGCAAGGTTTGGCTGGGTGTGAGTTTCATGTTGACCTCCGGTATCAGTTTGGTTGGGTTGTTTGTTTGGATTGCTGGCCAGCCGTGAATGCGGCTTGCAGGGCTTCTTTGAGGCCCCAGACGCTGACTTCATGAAAGTCCAGGCGGTCGCTGTTGCGTGTTGCCAGCGTGTCGATGTACAGATGCTCTGCGGCGATTTGGTTGAGCAGACGCTCCAGTTGTTTAGCGTCCATCACTTGGATCCCTTCACCTTGTGGATCTGGCGGGCGCGGTCAAAGCCGACCCAATCGCCTTGGGTATCAAGGCCGCGTGAGGCCAACTCCTCGCGGGCCAGCAGGTTTAGGTCAAGTTCCCCACGTGCGGCGGCTGCCAGTACCTTGGTGAGCGCGATCTGGATGAACCCGACCTCGTCGACGGTGAACTGTGTGGTGTAGGTCATTTGCAAAGCTCCTTGGGTTGTTGATGACGTTCCTATGAACGCTCTGAATCCAAGTGAAGCCAAGCTTTATCTGCATCAATTGCGATTAGTTTTTTTGATTGAGTTGCTAACACGCCAATACCGAGCCGATATGCCCCGCAGCGCCCCTACACCATGCCGTCACCCCGCCTGCGCGTTGGTGCTGGACAAACCCGGCTACTGCGAGCAGCACCGCCCCAAGGTGCACCGGGACTACGGGCGTGCCAGGCGTGCCTTTGATACTGAGCTGGGCTTCTACCAGTCCGCGCGCTGGCGTGAGGTACGTGCTGCATTCCTGCGTGAACACCCACTGTGTGTGGCGTGCAAGGCGACGGATCGGGTGGTGGCTGCCAAGGTTGCCGACCACATCAGGCCGCTCAAGGACGGCGGCGAGCGCTTTGACTGGGTCAATCTGCAAGGGCTGTGCGTCTCATGTCACAACCGAAAGACGGCGCGTGAGACCGCAGGTCGGCGCTGACTACCCCCCGGGGGGGCTCAATCTCTACAGACGGCGGCCAAAGATGCGTGCGCCTGCCAAGATTTTTGCGCGTGCAAATTGAAACCTAGGGGGGTTACCCCGAAGGCAGCCTAATGCCGGGCTTCGCCGGTCGGGGCTAAGAGCCGATCAGTTGAGATCGGCGATGAACTTTTCGATATTGATGGCTTTGGATTTCCCCACCGAGCGAATGATGGAGTTGGCGACGTTTTCTTCAACGACGCTGTTCCATTTGGAAAAGCTCTTGTCCGTCACGCTCTTGTCAAACGCAGATCGGACCGCCTCACGCCCAGCTTTCATATCAGCCGCCAGAGCGGACTGAACGAGGCATTTTGCGATGACGTCGGCTTTGCGCACTGGGAGTTTTCCGGTGGGTTTGAAGCCTCCATATTAACGATTACCAACGACTGAACCCAGATGGCCGGACGAAAACCACTCCCCACGGAGATCAAAAAGCTCAGGGGAACCCTGCAAAAGTGCAGGACCAACCCGCATGAGCCACAGCCCCAAGGGGATCTGGTTGCGCCGCCCGAGTACATGTCGGACGGAGCCAAGCAGGCCTGGCGCTATGCCATTGACAGCGCGCCCGAGCATTTGCTGCGCAAACTCGATATGTCGGTGCTGGAGGTTTGGTCATGCGCCGCTGACCTATACCGCAAGGCTCAGATAGGAATCACCAAGACGGGACTGCTGATCAAAGCGCCGAACACCGGTGTGCCGATGCAGTCGCCGTACCTGGCCATCGCGAACAAGCAGGCGCAGATCATGACCAAGGCAGCGGTGGAGATGGGCTTTACGCCAGCGTCGCGTTCGCGCATCACGCAGCCCACAGATACCCAGATCGATCTCGATCCTTGGGCGGACATAGCGGGCTGAGACTGAACTTTGACAGCAGATAACTACGCCGCCGTTGCCCGCAAGTATGCGCAGGCAGTCGTTGCCGGTGACATCATGACCTGCAAATGGGTCCAGCGGGCATGCCAACGGCAGTTGAACGATCTGGCTAAGTTCAAGGGTAAGGCAAGTCCCTACCAGTTCAACCCGAAGCTCACCGACAAGGACGGGCGGGAGTTCCATCCCGCCGACAACCTGTGCGCGTTCATTGAGCGGCTGCCACACGTCAAAGGACCGCTGGCAGGCGAGACGATCAAATTGGAACCCTGGCAGGTGTTCATCCTGACCACCGTGTTCGGCTGGGTCAAGCCCGACGGCAACCGTCGCTTTCGGCGCTCGTACATCGAAGTGCCACGAGGCAACGCCAAGTCGACGCTGTCGTCTGCGCTTGCGCTGTACATGCTGGCCGCCGATGGCGAAGGTGGTGCTGAGGTTTATTCCCTTGCCACCACTCGCGACCAGGCGCGCATCGTGTTTGGTGATGCGCAGACCATGGCGCGCAGGTCACAGGGCTTTCGCAGCCGGTTTTCTGTCAACGTCGGTGCGCACAACATGAACGTGTTGCAGACCGGCTCCAAGTTTGAAGCGCTATCAGCCGAGGGTTCAACGCTCGATGGTCTGAACATTCACTTTGGCTGCATTGACGAGTTGCACGCCCACAAGACCCGCACTGTCTATGACGTGGTGGAGACCGGTACCGGCAAACGAGACAACTCACTTCTGTGGGTGATCACCACCGCAGGCAGCAACCGCTCAGGCATTTGCTACGAGGTGCGCACCTTTGTGACCCGGCTGCTCGATGGCGTGTTTGAGGATGACAGCCAGTTTGGCATCGTCTACGGGCTGGACGATGGGGACGACTGGACCAGCGAAGACTCGCTGATGAAGGCCAACCCCAACTGGGGCATCTCGGTGCGCCCGGAAATTCTGGGACCGCTGCAGGCCAAGGCCATGCAACTGCCCAGTGCGATGAACAACTTCAAGACCAAACACTTGAACGAGTGGGTCAACGCCGACACAGCATGGATGGACATGCGCTCCTGGGACGCCTGCGCTGATCAGGACCTGGACATCGAGTCCTTTGTGGGTCAGCCCTGCTGGGTGGGCCTGGACCTGGCCAGCAAGACAGATATTGCCGCGTTGGTGATCGTGTTTGCCCATCCTGAGATTGCCGACGCGTTTGCGGTCTTTGGTAAGTACTACCTGCCTGAAGATACGGTCAATGCCAACGGCAACA